GCAGGGTGAGCTGCACCTTCGTTTTCTTGGACAATGGGAGTGCTCCTATTTCTGGTTAAGGGAGGCCCACCACTTCTTCACGTCGAAGGATGGGCAGGCTTTGGCGACGCCGGGGACGTCACGGTGGCCGATGACCTCCGCCGCCGGATGCTCACGCTTGAGCTTCCGAACGATGGCCTCCAGCGAGGCCCATTGGGCTGGGGTGTAGTTGTTCTCGCCGAGGCCCCGCTTGAACTCGGGGGAGCCCGCGGGAGGCGAACCGCCAACGAGACAGACAGCCAGCGAGACCTTGTTGATCTTACGCTCGTGAGCGCCGGGGGCCGTGGGGTCTCGGCCGTTCTCGATGGTGCCGTCGCGGCGGATAACGTAGTGGTAGCCGATGGTGCGGAAGCCGCGCTGACGGTGCCAGCGTTCGATTTCTGCAGCGCCAATGTCGCTGGTGGCGGGCGTTGCCGCGCAGTGGATAGCGATGAACTTGACGTTGTTCAGGAGGTTATATTTCAAGGTCCTCAATCGTGACTATGATGTGACCCGCTTCCCCCGGCGCCGCCCAACGCTTGCGCGTCAGGAGGTCGAGGACCTGCGTGTCGTCATCCCACACGTTCTGTGTGCGAGTGATGGCGTCGAGAACGCCTTTGGCGTAGTTATCGACGTCGGGTTTTGGGGCGATGAGCTTGGTGGTGTTCGGGCGGGTCGCGAAGCTGGCGACAGTGGCGAACACAGGGCCGTCGAACTTGTGCAACGCAGTCCCCTCAAGGACGCTGACAATATCGTTGAGATACTGCTGGTAATCCTTGGGGGAATACATCGACACGATAGGCGCACGGCCCCGAGGCGTTATGATGCGCGCTCGGGGCCGTGGTGTGGGCTTGGGTTCGACGTCCAGACGGAACGTCAGCGTGGGCAAGGCTTAGAGGCCGTCGCCCACATCGCCGTCGTCTTTGTCGCCCGAGGTTTCATCCTCGAACGCCTCGACGTTGTCGAGGTCGTCGCCTTCTTCTTCCTCGAAGCCGTAGCCGGAAGCGTCGCGCTCACCGAACTGGACGAGGGTAAGAAGCTGCGCCGCGTTGAGGCGGAAGCTGACGCCGACCGTCTTGTCGTTCGGGGCGTAGTAGGGGAACAGCTCGACGTTGAGCTTCATGGTCGAGCCCGAGCCGATCTGGGGCGGCCGGTCGAGCTTCTTGCCGCGAGCCGAGAAGATGTCCGGCTTGCGCTTCCACGGCTTGTTGGTCTTCTTCGAGATGCCCGAAGCGGTCATCGCGGCGTTGATGATGATGCGGCCAGTTTCCTCGCCGGTATCGCCATCTTCTTCGGCCTTGAAGGGGTCGACCTTCTCGATGGCGTCGACGGTCTTCTTGATGAGGCCCTTCTTGCCCTGCTTCGTGAGCTTCTCGGTGATTTCCTCGACGACCTCGTCATACTTGGCGTCGATCAGAGCCGAGACTTGCTCGCGCAGGTCCGAGATGTCGGTGTCAGCCTCGAACGCGAGCTTGACGGTGTATTTGCCCTCTGCCTTGTATTTGGTGTCGGGGGTGTTCAGGTTCGCCCACAGGGCGGTGCCCACAGGGGTGCGGACCTTGGGGAAGTTTTGGCCTGCCAATTCAGGATACTCCGGTGTGCGCCTCGCGGACATCGTCCTCGAAGGCTTGGGGGTGGACGCCGAGCTCGATGGCTTCGGCGATGTCGACTAGGTCTGGGGTGTCGCGCTCGGCCGCGACGCGCTGCACAAGGGCCTTGTAGGCTGTCACAGCAGCTCGCCCTTTGCGTAATCCGAGATAGCTTCGAGGTCGCCGTTGCGGACACTTTCAGCGTCGGCGAGTTGGCGCTTGGCGCGCACCACGAGAGCATGGGGGTCTTCGCCGATGGCAAGAGAGAGTGCCACGAAGGCAATGCCCGCCGCCTCGATCTGGATGTCTCGCGGCTGCGTTTGCAGGGCGTCAATCACGGAGAAGGCGGCGGACTTGAGGGGCCGCAGCGAGGACCGGAAGGCAATCCGATCCCGCGCCGTGGCGTAGGTCATCATACTTCGATGGTCTCCACGAGTGAGAGGTCGACGAGACGGCCGGCTCTGGTGGATACTTTGAGGACGGCGTCGAAACGACGGGGGGTGAGGCGGGCAGCGCGGGCTGCGTCCTCGGCGGTGCGGAAGGAGACGCCGCCGAACGTGATGTAGGCGGTGCCGTAGTTGCGCAGGGTAGCGGCGCGGTAGGACACCTCGACGGGCGAGGGTTCCTCGTAGTTCACGAGGTCGTCTGCACAATCGTAGCACGAGAAGCGACCATCTTCTGTGTAGCCGTTGAGCTCTGTGCCTCCGTCAGGGTTCTGCACCTGCGCGATGACGGTGTCGCGTTTCGCGAAGTAGCAGGCAGCATCTCCGTCTTGCAGGAGGTCCTTGAGTTCTGCGGTGGCGGCGGTGGTCAGGATGGTGACGGTGCGCCCGTCGCGGGTGCGGACGGGCTTCGTCAGATCGAGCTTGGACATGGTGTTGCTCCTTGGGAAATCAGGCGGGAATGTTTCATCCGCCAAGGGGTGGCAGTAATTGAGGTCAGACGAGGTGGCCTTGGCGGCGCAGCTCGGCGAGGACCTCCTCTGCGACGTGGTCCCCGATGTCTCGGGCGGCGCGGCGCAGGCGTTCGCCGTGCTCCTGCCGGGTCTCGGCGGGGTAGTCGTAGGGCTCGTCGAACGCACTCCTAGGCGTCGGCTAGAAGCGGTATGCGTTGTAGGACAGCGGGAGCATCGTGGAGAGGCGACCGCGGTTGTGTTCTACCTTAACCGACATCAGCGGGCCTCCTTCGAGGAAGCCACGGCGTCGCCAACGCGGACGGTGGTGCCGGTGGTTTCGGCGAGTTGACGGGCGAGGCGCGCACGGGCCTCGGCGGACAGGGTGATGGTCTTCATGGGTGTGTCTCCGTGAAAATGAGGGCCGGAATGTTTCATCCGCCAAGGGGTGGCAGTAATCGCCCCGGCCCCGGATTGATGCAGCTCTGGGAGTATTATGCGAACGTGTATTGAGCGCCGAGGATTTCGGAGAGGTCGAGGTCTCCGGCGGTCGGCGGGGGTGGCAGTTGCGCGGCGAGTTCTTCGCCGAGCTGGCTCTTGAGCTCCTCGTAGAACGTCCCGAGCACGTCGCCCGAGTATTGCTCCACGAAGGTCTCGCGCAGCATCCGCGACATTGCGTCGGTGTCCGCTGCATGGGTCCCGAAGCTGTCGTGGATCACGGCAAGGTGACGGACGCCTTCCGCCTTCGCCGCCAGTGCCACGGCCTGCAGATGGCAGGCGTCGAGCGAGTGGACGAAGTTCGGGGCGACGCCGTTCGCTTGCGCGCGGCCATCCAGCTTCTCGGTTTCGGACTGCACCTTGAGGCGCACACGGGTCCCAGACCAGTGGACGTTGACGTCCTTGCCGGTGAACACCTTGTATTCCTGCAGGATGGGAAGACCGAGAGGCGTCGTCCACCACAAGGGCAGACCTTCCTCTGCGGCGACCTTCGCAGCCGAGCGCAGCCAATCCATCGCCACGGCCGCCGAGGAGACAGTCGCAGAGATGGAACTAAATAGGACGTGAGACATCCAAACGGCCGACCGGAAGTTGTCCGCGCCATTCAGATAGGGAGCCTTACCGGCCGCCTCATTGTCCCGGTCGATTTCCCGAAGGGTCGAGAGGATCATGTCCTGCATCCCGGCGCGGGTCGCCGAATAGCAGAAGGTCATGGTGGGGCGCTTGGCAATCTTCCGATTGACCTTGCCGCCCTGCCACGGGTTCGGGAACGAGACCTCCTCGCCGGTCGCCTTGTCGACGTAGGTGATGAAGGTGGTCGCGTCGGCCTCCTCTTGCGCACGTCGCGCCACCTCCGAGTAAACGTCCTGCGGCTTGTCAGCCGGGAGGAGGTTCACCGCCGCCCCGCCAGTCCGGTCGCGGAGCATGGCGGAGAAGTGTTGGAGACCCGAGCAGGAACCGTCGAGAGCGATGGGCAGGAACGACACGAACTGCGTCGGGTCATCTAGCTGCATCGCCCGGTTCAGCTCCACACAGGCCGCAAGGGCGCAGTAGGGGCTGTCGGCGGTGGTCCAGAAGCGTTGCCCGTCGAGCGGGTTGGCGCCGCTGTCGAGGATGGCGTCGAGGTTCTCCACGACCCACGCGAGGCGGTCGTCGAAGCTGGCCTTGTCCACGCCGAACAGGTTGGCGATGTGGATTTGTAGCCAGCGGAACCCTTGGAGTCCGAGAGGCTTACCGTGGGAGAACCGGAGGAGCGCCTTCTGCCAATCGCAGCCTTGCGGCGAGGGGCCGAAAACAGGGATCGGATAGACCCGGCCCCGAAAGTCCAGCTCGTGGGGGTAGTAGATTTCCGGCTCGTCCGCGAACTTGCGGGCGACCCAGATGCCTTGATGCACGGCGAGGCGCGAGGAGACGAGGTCGGCATTGCGCTGATAGACGCTCGCCGCTTCGCGCTTCCACTTGATCCGCGCTTCCTCGTTGGTGTCGATGTCCTCCGGCTTGGCAGGCACCGGCTCGTCGTGACGCTTCGGGAGCCCGCCGAGCGAGCCGCCTTCGTCCCAGAGATGGGACAATACGTCGAGAACGTCGGTGTTGATGGCCCACGGGGTCTCCTGAATGTGGTTCACCGCATCATAGATCGTCTCGATGTCAGCGTTGCGGAGCTCCTCGTGATAGGCCCGGTTGCGCTGCTTGATGAGCACGTTGTTCGGGCGAGGGGTCAGGTAGCCGCCGTAGGTTGGCGAGCGCCAGCGACGCGGGCGCACCAGCATCGGCATATGGATCGGCTCCAGCAGCGCGCACCGGGCGTGTTGCTTGTCGAACCATGCGACGAGGTCCTCGGTCGCGCGCAGCTTGTAGATGGTCGTCTTGGCGCGCTTCACCATCTCACGGGCGAACAGCCCGGTCGCTTCGATGACGATGTCGATGAGCTTGTCGCCGAGGTTCAGGAGGTCAGCCTGCGACGCCTCGATGCGGACGCCTTCGCTGGCAAACAGCTTCTTGACCGCGTCCTTGCGCTGGCGTGAATAGCCACGGGCTTCCTGCGCCTTGAGGAGACCGCGGTAGCCCTTGCCGTTCTCCGAACGCAGCGCCTCATATTCGAGGTGCTCGACCACGGCCCCGCCGAGGTTGATGGCGACCGAGGTGAGGTTCTTGTCGGCCATCGCGTGGTTCACGAGGGTCCGCACCGCGAGGTAGGCGAGCGCGTCGGGTTCCGCGAGGAGACAGTAGGAGACGGCGGAGTGCCGACGTCCTGCCTTGCCGTTGCAAGCCTCGTGGATGAAGGCGGAGATGTGCTGCGACACAGGCTCGATGCAGAGCTTGAGGAGCTGCTTGCCGGGAGGAAGGTTGGCCTCCTCGTCAGGCGACCCCGCCTCGGGCTTCCACGGGAGCTTGCGGGCATTGTAGCGGCGTTCGCCGAGGGCGCGGCTGTCGTCTTCGAGTTCGAGCTGGCGGCGGATGCGGTCGCGGATGTTCGTCATTGTGTGTCCTTCCGGTTCAGGGATTGGGGCCCCGGCAATCGGGGCCCGAGGAGTCAGGCGCAGAGATGGGAGTGTTTCTCGGCCGAAGGGCGGCAGTAATCAGTCCAGCCCAAGGATGCTGCGGGCCTTGGCGCGGCGGGCGGCCTCTGCGGCGGCGGCTTCTGCGGCCTTGGCTTGAGCCCCGACGGCACGGCGTTTGCCGAGCTCCCGCTTGATGGCGGCGCGGACGAACTCGTCCCCGTAGTCCCCGGCAATGATAGCGTGGAGGTTCTCGGTGCCCATCTCGGAGACCCGCTTCACCGCGCCCTCCTTATCCACCCACTCGGGGTCGAATAGGTCCCGACGGAGCGCGGCGTTCTCCTCACGGAGCGCGGCCATCTCCGCCCCGAGCTCCTTGAGAGCGTCGAGGAAGACCTGCGGGAGCGGCATCTCCTCGCAGGTGTCGGCGTGGGCCTTGGCTCGGGCCTCCTCGTTCAGGAGGTATCCTCCCGTCTTGCGGATGGCCGGCAGGACCTCCCGCGTGACCCAATCTTGGAACTGGCGGGCCTCCGGTTTGTCGGAGCGCATGATGAGCTTGTAGAGGCCGCTCTCGCTAACGGCAGTCGCCCCCGCTCCCCGCAAACCCACGACGTGAGCGTGGGTAATGATGCGCTTCTCGTCGTCGCCTAGGCGCCCAAGGTGTTTGTGCGTTCCCTTGGTAAGGTCGAGCCCGAGGCACCGGCAGACGTCAGCCGCGACGAACCACGGGGTCTCGTCGAGGTCGATGGTGCGGAGGCTCTGATCGGCGAATTGAAACGTGTTCATTGGTGTCTCCTAAAGTTCTCTTACGGTGGGTGATGTTCCATCCCCCGAAGGGTGGCAGTAATCGGCGGGGGTCTGGGAAGCTGGCACGATGTGGCACGGGCACGATCCTCCCGTCTCTGGGACTATCGTGCCAAAACGTGCCAGCGGGGGTGTGCCAGCATCGTGCCAACTGTCACACCCCCGTTTTCCGGGATAAATTACTGATTTTATTGAGGTGATTGGCTCCCCGAGAGCCATCAGATCGTTCCTTTTCAGTGGGTTAGGGGTGACGTGCCGGGAATAGGTGTGCCATTGGTGGCACGATTACTCCCAGAGACAGGATGATCCCGGCTTTCACCCTTGTTGTCCGTTTGAGGCTGCGATGGCACCGTAGGTGCTAATCCTCCGTTGAGGATGACCGCTCCCCGGTGGAGGTGGGTAGGCATGAGGTGGACGTATCGCTCGGCCGTGATTTTGATGTCCGAGTGACCGAGCCAATCTCGCAGGGAGACCAGATCGAGACCACCTTCGGCGAGCCGGGTTGCGCAGGTATGCCGGAAGGTGTGGAGCTTGACCTTGGACAGATCGAAGCCGCGCTCGGCGAGGTCATCCCGGATGTTGTTCCAGAGATACCATGCACCGGAGCCGCCCTTCTTCCACGGGAACCAGCGCCCGCCGGAGGCCATCGCGTTCAAGGCGTCGAACATGGCGACCACGCGGTCAGTGCAGGGGACGTCGCGGGGCTTGTCGTTCTTCGCGACATAGCGGTCGATCCCGAGGTAGGTTCCCCGGTGCATCTGGCCGGTGGTCGGATCGAGCCACTGCTTCTCCCGGATCGAGGCGGGCCCGAGGGTCAGCAGCTCCCCGGCGCGGAACCCCATGTCCACCGCGATGATGTAGAACGCCTTGAACAGGAACCACGGACGCGAGGGGTCCTTCTCCCGGCGCGCGTCGATGGCTTCGAGGATTGCCTTCTCCTCCACGCGGGAGATGACGCGGTCCTGCGTGTTCTTGGCGACCACGAGCTTCGGCATGGGCGGCCGGGACGTCAGCAATCCAGCCTCCTCCTCGTGCGTCACCCGGACGGCCTCGGTCAGGGCAGCGGAGAGGGCCATCATCTTGCGCTTGATGGTCCCCGGCCGATAGCCTGCCTCGGTCAGTCGGTCGCGCACCTTGGCGAGGTAGGGCGTGTCGACGTCCACCAGCAGCGTATCCTTGTCGAGGTAGCGCCGCAGGACGGTCGCGTTCGACTGTGACGAGCGCCAGCTCTTGCAGCCCTCGGGATCGTCGACGCCCTTCGGCTTGCGCCAGATCGTGTCGAGGCACTCCATCAGCCAGCGGTCCATCGTCATCCCACCGGGAGGCGGGACCCTCCCAGAGCTGCGCCTTTCAGGTTCGCGTCCTTTGGGTGCGACCACTGCCCCCATGCTCGGGTGCTTCGGGTGCTCGCCGGCCAGCCATGCAATGCGCTGCGCCACGGCCTCGTCCTTGTCGCGGGTATCGCAGGAGACGCGCTGGCGCTTGAGCCCGCCTTTGCCGTCGGGAACGCGCACCTCCAGAAAATAGATGCCGTTCGGTTTCGTTTTAAGATCAGCCATGTGCTGCCTCCTTTGCTTTCCTGATAGACGTCTGGGCCCATTCGAGGGCCTTCGCGTCGCGCTCGTCCCACCTACAATCGTCGAGGAGGTGGAGGCGCACCACGCGCTCCAGTATCCAGACAGGCAGGGTCACGTTGATGGTGCGGATTGTCTTCTCGGTCATTGTGTCTTTATCCCTTCTCTGGGTATTTTTGCCGTGGAAGCGACGGCCTAAGCCATCGCCTCGATGATCTGCTCCAGAACGTGACGGCCGCGCGGCGTCAGATCAAAGAGCTGCTCCCGGTTGTCGGCCGGGTTGGTCTCCCGCTTGAGCCATCCGAGAGCGCCGGGGTATAGCCGCGAGGGCTCCAGCAGGACCCGGTAGGTCGTCTTGAGCGAGCGGTTTACGTCCTCGCCGATGGCCTCCTTGATTGCCGTGTAGGTCGCTTGCCTACCGGCGAGTATCGCGGCCGCAGCAGTCACAAAGAAAATGACTTGTGACGTCGTCATGCGGTGCGGGCTCAACTCGGCGGTAACAATCATCGCCGCCGAGAAGCGCGCTAAGTCGCCGACGTGCTTTTTTAGCGGGTCCATCCGGTTCTTTCTCCCCAATCCCCTTCGCAACGGCGCGGAGGTTGGTGCTTCGATAGCGTTGATTTCCAGCATTGTCTTTGCCCTTTTCGCTATGTCTGTATTCGTCAGGGGCGCTGACCCGAGCCGACCTGATTGTGCGTGACATTTTATATTATCCTTGAGATGAGACTATTTTGCAACAGCAGCGTCCGCCCATCAGCGGCGCCGAAGCGGGGTATATTCGAGATGACCCGAATAGACCAGTAGCATATGATAAGTAATATCCTCACCCTGTGCAAAGGTTTCCGCCGATAACAACAGGACCGTCGAGGTTGTCCGCGCCGACCGGCCCGCCATCCTTGGCGCGGTAGATTGCCCCACCGTTCGAGAAGCGGCCCACGCGCTGCATTGTGCCGAACGCGGCCTCGAACTTGGAGGTGATCCCGTCCAGCCAGCGGTTTGCAAGGTTGGCGTAGCCGTTCTCGTTCTCCTTCGGCACCGCCCAATAGGCGACCATGCCGCAATACTCGGAGATGCCGAAGTAGGCGTGGCAATTCTCGGCGACCGCGTGATCCTCCCGGCCGAGCCATTCGGAGCACGGGGAGGCCGAGGGGAACAGCTCGCGGAGGTGCTCCCGGAAGGGCTCGATGACGTCATCCTCGAAGTCGAAGAAGGCTTCGATGTATCCCGCGCCGTCACAGTCGGGGCACTCGACGTCGTCCTCGCCGAAGTCTTCGGTCGGTTCGGAGACCGTGCCGGAGCCGTCGCAGTTGCAGCAGGTTTCGCGGTCATCCCCGAGCGTCCCGTAGGTGACGATCTGGGCGTTGGAAGGTGTGGAAACGCAGCGTCCCATAATCAAAACTCCTTGATTTCGTTGCCGTCTTCGTCTTCGATGTAGGCGGGGTCTTCGGTGTCGATTGAGCCGGTCTCGATGACGCGGCCCTTGGCTGTCCCTTCGGCGGCCCGAGTGTCGGCCCATCCGGTGACGTAGCTCTCACAGGGCTGGAGCCCTTCGACTAACGCCTTGGCCTCACGCTCGGCAGCTTCGGGGCTCTCGGCGTCGACCTCCACGCGGAGGAACGCTCTGACGTCCACGCTGTATCGGCGGGTGATAGGTGTGGTCATGTGTCTGTCCTCTCTCTGGGATTACCGGCCGAGCTGGCGGCCGTGACGATTGAAGGTCGGCCCGGTGTAGGGCGTGACGTCGGCGAGGCTTCGACGATCCTCCTCCAGTTGGCGGAGGAGACCCGGCACCCGCGACGCGCTGTCGATGAGGGAACCTAGGGCCACGATGGCGGCCCCAAGGAACAGGAGGGAGATGGCGATGGTCATGGGAGTGTCCTTTCTCTGGGAGGATTACGCGAAGGGCAATTCGAGGGTGTGCGGGCAGCGATAGGGCAGCTCCTCGACCTCGATGTCGAACTCGTCGATCAGCTCGACCGCGTCCTCTGCGAGGCGTTCCTTGAGGGCGTCCCAATCCATCCCCGCGTCGAAGGCTCGATAAACCTCCTCATAGAGGCCGCCGATGCTCCAATCGTAGAGCTCGTGCGAGATGTCCCCGCCGTCGAGCTGATGGTCACACCATGCCTCGAGCAAGGCGTAGAGCTCATTGTGATCCCACTCGGCGAGGTCACGTTCCGGCACGGCGTTGTCGTAGCTGGAGATGAAGCCATCCCGCGACGTAAACATGGCCCGGAAGGTCTCCGGCAGGGCCTCGGGCTTCTCCTCGTGAAGCCGTCGGGCGACCTCCCGAATTGCACCCTCCGAGATGCCCGCAAAGATGCGGTCGGTCTCGAAGTTGTAATAGCGGGGCGAGGTCATCTCCTCAAACTCCCCGGCGACGTCCAGAGCGAGACTGTCAGACAGCCACGAGATGAACTCCTCGGCGTATGCCTTGGCGAGGTGCTCATTCATCGCCTGATAGTTGGCGGCCTTCCAGAACGCCTCGGCGATGGTCTCCTTGAGCTTCCCTTCCGGCAGGGCCGGGGCGATCCGCACAAGGTCAGGGCAGAGGTCCCCGAGGGTTTCGGAAAGCGGCGTCCCGTCTTCTCCTGCGAGGTAGTCGGCTTCGCTCTCCTCGTGGCGGCCCAGCTCTCCCGAATAGAGGCTCTCATAGAACCCGCAAAACGGGATGCGGCACGACAGGAGGTTCGGGGCGGGCAGTAGGAGCATGGTGGGAGCCTTTCGGGTCGAGATTGCGTTGCGGCTGTCTTGGAAGGCGCGGAGCGCGGCGTTGCGTTGTTCGATGGTCATGGCAGGTCCTTTCAGGCTTGAATGATGAGGCGACGCAGGACGCTGTCGAGCTGCGCGTCGGTGAGGTTTTGGCTAAAGGTGAGGTCGGCACGATCCTCCTCGGAGAGGCCAGAGCGCACACCCCAGAACACGTCCCAACGGAGCCGCTTTGCGAGGTCGCCGGAGCCGCCGGGGCGGTATTTCTCGGAGCCTTCCACAAGGGCCGCCGCGTGACGGTTTAGGGACGCGTCGCCTCCGAACTTGTCGATGCGGGCGGTGAAGGCGGCGCGGAGGACGCCAAACCACTCTGGCGAGATGGCGAGGCGCTTATCCCAACGGGCGGCGCGGTCGAGCTTGAAGGTCGGAATGGTCATGGTCTCAAGCTCCAGCGCAAGCGTTCAGGAAGCGGGCCCGGTCGAAGCGCGGGTTGTCCTTGGCGAGCACCTTGGCGAGCTCGACGGCGGCATTGTCCACGCCCTCGGCGAAGCCGTCACCGAAGTCTCCATCGAAGGGGCGGCGGGCGTCCTTGAGGGCGGCGGCGATGGCGACGTAATCTTTGCGGGTCATCATGGTTTCGTTCTCCGTTCTTGCCTGTCTCATCAGCCCCTAGGCGGCACCCTAGGAGGACCGGGCGGGTTAGACCCGGTTTCGACAGTATCCCGTCTCTGGGGCTATTGGGCGGCGACTCTGGCGACCACGTCCCCGTTATGGCGGGAGCCATTCGACCACGCGCTCCAGCTCATCGCGGCAATCTCATAGACCACGTCGATCAGGACAATGTCGACACCCCGAAACATGACGTTTCCGGAGTGAATGTCCCAATCGCAGATGCCGTCAAAGTGGGCATGGAGCCAATCGTAAGCCTCCCGAGCGTCGTCCACGTTGGCGGGCTCATCGGCGTCGCACCGCTCCTCGTCCCCTCCGCTCCGTGCCTTGTCGCGCAGCCAGTTGAACGCCTCGCCTTGCGCCACGTCATAGAATTGATCGAACTCGGCGAGCGCCTCCACCTCATAGACGGTCCCGCCATCGACCAGATCGAGCTTGTCAAAATAGCGTGGCAGGGCCGTATTGTGCGGCAAGGCTTGCGCCGCCTCATAGGTCAGCTCTGCCCCGGCGTCGGGCTTAGTCACCTTGATGACACGATCCCCGAGACGCCACACGCTCGAAAATGAGCCGCCTCCGCAGTAAACCCAACCGGCCTTGTGGAGCGTCACTCGGGACTCCGAACGGGTCATGGCGGGGTTCAGAAGGCGGGCGATGTTGCTTTGCGTGGTCATTGTGTCGTTCTCCGTTCTTGCCTGTCTCATCAGGCTCTGGGCGGCACCCCAGAGCGACCGGGCATTGCACCCGGTTTCGACTATGTCCCGTCTCTGGGACTATCGGTTAAGCGGCGAGGGCCGGAGCGGCGAGGCGCTGGCCGTCAATCGTCAAGAAAAACGCAGGGTCAAACGGGCCCCAATCGGCCGCTTTGGGCCCTTGCAATTCACCACGGCGGCCGTCGAATTGTGCCACGCAATCCTGTTGGAGCTCATGGGAGAGCCAAACTAGATTGTGGGAGGGCAGAGGGCGCACCAGCTCCATGACGACCGTGTCTTCGCTGTCGCTTGTGTGGATTGCCGCCTGAAAGATGCTGCCCTTTCCTGCGATGCGCTCCACCGCCATCATCACGTCGGTAGGGGCGAGGGTCTCCGACTTGTCTGCGGTCAGGAGGCCGATATTCAGGGTTGCGTTCATCATTGTGCTATTCCTTTCTCTGGGACTAATTATTGAGCGTTAAAGCCTTCGCAGCGAATAAGGGCCGTTGCGGCGTGGTATGCGTCAGCGTCGCCGATGCGGATGGCTTCGGCTTGGCAGTCGCGGAGGATCAAGATGTATTCGTTCATAGCTGTCTCCTACGGGATGGACTAGGGAAGCGCGTGTCTCTGCGCTGCCCATATTCAGCCCCTAGGCGTCCCTTCCCCGCCTTGCGGCGCTGGCAGTATGGGAAGGGGCGGGACGTCGGTTTAATGTATCCATGAGCTTCGCGACACCATCAGGGCCGCAGCTCACTAAACAGGACAACCGCTCGCGGCTGCCAATCACGATGAGAGCCTAGGTCGACGTCCCGCTGGAACCCTAGCCTCGCCTGTCTCGGGCAACGCGGGGTCTCCACGCTGCGCAATCCAGTCACCGGCTCCCTCTTATTTTCGGCAGGGAGCTCCACCTAAGTCAGCTTGTGGCACTGACTAGCCGTTGCACTACCGGGAAGGGCTAAGGGCCGTTCGGGCCGCCTCATTCCGTCGTTGCCCCATCTAACTAGGCGAGCGGATTTATCCCGTCAACAGGAAAATTCCAGATTTATTCCTATCTCTCCGCTTTCCGTTGTTTTCTTTGGGAAACTTTCTGAATTTTTTTGCTTCCCTAGGGCGCAAAGCCTCCCCCGTTCCCCGTTCGTTCTCGGTCGGATCACGGCATAGGCCATAGGGCGGCCGATAAGGGCCCTAGCAGGGCAAGGCGGCGCGTCGCGCTAGGTCAGGACGTCGGCAAGGGCCCTAGGCAATCCTGCGCGCTCCACGGCCGCCCTACGGGATACGGCAAGGGCTCCACGGGATACGGCAGGGGCTCCACGGGATACGGCAGGGGCTCCAAGGGATAACGTAGGAGAGGCTAGGGGATGGCATGGCATAGGGCGCGCACGAAAAAAGCAGGGCTTCTCACCCTCACACGTAATCCAACGGGCTCCACCGCTTCCCCCAGCCTCTCCCTCGGGCTCCAAACGTGACGCAATGGCACCCTAGGTGCAATCAATGCCGCACAAACCCTAGGGTGGCGGGTTCAATCGTGCCATATCGTGCCGCCTAGGGTATCGGCTGGACGTATAGCGGGGACGGCAAGGGCACCTAGGGAGGGCTTGCCCTGACCCCCACCCCGAAGGGGGGTAGCGCGGCTTTGCGTCCTGCGATATGCCGCTTCGGATTTTTGCGCAAAAACCAACGACCTGCAATTACTGCCACCCTTTGGGGGAGAGAGGATTAGATATACTGTAGGAGTATCTATAGGGTCCCCTCAAGAGCTCCTCCGGTTCTCCTCGGGATGCCCTGCGGTTTTCGTGGAGAAGGTGGGTGAGGGAGGGGATCGAAGGATCATCCCCTCCATCCCTCTCCCCAATCACCTCATAGGACTCCTGTGGAGCCTGCTGGAGCTCATCAGGAGCTTGGAGGCTGTGGTAGGCCCGGATCAGCGTCTCCGCCTTCCTCCGCCTCCCACGGGCCTCCCACGACCCCTCTTTGCCGAGACCCCGGAGAGCTTCGGCTTGTGGCCGATAAGCTGGTTCGAGAAGAACTGTCGTTCCCACTCGGCCTCGGCTTTGGCCTTCCGCTTGTTCTCTGCCACGTTGGCGTCGGCGTTCATCTGCTCTTGCCAGTAGGAGACCGCGAGAGCCAGCACGTCGACCATGTCGTCATGCTTGAGGGCGCCACGGGCTTCCTGCATATGGGTGAGCTGATATAGGCCGGAGTGATTGACCGGCTGTCGCAGGTCCTTCTCGATGACCTCCTTGGACATCACGATCCGGTGGGCGCGCATGGTGGGGCGGAGGGCCCCGATGATGCGGAGCTCCTTCTGACCGTTCACGCGGACCCCGTCGACCCGGCAGGGGCGTATGGCGTGGACCACAGGCTCAAGGAGCCGGTCGAACATCCCGTCGCCGAAGTTCTGCTCGGGCTGGATCAGGTTGACCTCGTATTCCTTCGAGAGCACCGCAAGAGCACGGAGGGTCTCCTCCCCGTATCCGTCTTGGAACCCATCCCAATCAATGATGTGGATGTAGCCGTCGAGGAAGCCAGTGATGCAGTAGGTCGTCCTGTCGCGGCCGCGGCCGGAAGGGTCGATGTGCATGGCGAGGCCCTGATACGGCAGGAAGTCCGGGGAGCGGAAGACCGGCCGATAGAAGCGGTCCCCATCGAACCCCACGTTCTCCAAGCCGGGGATCGCGAGTTCTGGGGAGCTTCCCCAGACGAACCGGCCCGGTGCAACCTTCCGGTCACAGTCGGTGACGATGAGGTCGCGGGTCTTGAGCGGATAGCGTTCCGCGTCGGTGAGCGAGGTGTCGAGCTGATACTGCAGGAGGAAGCCTGTTTCCCGATACTCGTTCTCGCGCTCCAGAAGGTCCATGTCGTCGAAACGGTCGGGGTCCGTGGGAGCGCCACCGAGCTTGGAGGCGATGGACTTCATCAGGGCAGGATCGGCTTCGATGTCGGCCTGCAGGATCGGCGCAAGGGTCCCGTGGTAAGCTGCGAGCTTCTCGGGGGTTGGGTAGCGCGCCGGCCACACGCGGACGGTGTAGCCTTTCTCCGGGAGCTTCCGGTAGATCGACTGCTCGGACTGCGGGGTGCCGAGGTAGATGATTTCACCACCCGGCTTGAGGATCGCAGCGTATTCCTTGGTCTTCACCTCCAGCTTCTCGCGCATGGTTTCGGTTTCCGAGTTCTTCGGAACCTCGACGTCGTCGGAGAGGATGAGGTCAGCGCGGGAGCCGGTGAGCTGCCCGGTGATCCCGACCGCTTTCACGGAGGGAGACTTGTCGGCCTTCGCGGGCCCCACGTCGAACGCTAGGGCACTCTGTCGCTGGTCAGGGCGGGCACGAAGCTCGTCCCAGAGACCATCGCCAGCGTCGGCGTAGATGATCTGCTTGATGAAGGCTGCAATCTCGGTGGCGAAAGCCTCGTTCGCGGAGACCACCAAGACCTTGAGGTCGTGGTTCTTCCAGAGGCGCCACACGACATAGGCAGCGGTGATGAAGCTCTTACCGACCCCGCGGAACGCTTGAATGAAGCGACGGTTGGGTCCGGTCGAGAGGAACTTGGCAATGTCGAGCTGCACCCGCGTCGGCACCGGGAGGAGCAGAACACGGGTCCAGACGAACCAAAGGAACTTGAGGAAGTCCCCTTGGAGCATCTGTTTGGCGGTCAATGGCGCAGCGACAGGCCGGGGTCGTCAAGGTCGAGGTCAGCCAGCTCGGACGCGAGGTCGTTGAGCGGCAGGTTGCTCTGGGGCGCCGTGATGGCGTTGTCCTTGAGCATCTTCAATGCCTTGTCGATGAGATTTGGGTTCAGACGTTCGTAGGCAGGGTTGTCGATTTCCTTGCCGTCGTCGTCGAGGATGAAAGGCGGCTGTCGGGCCGCCTCCATGTTCCTGCGGATTTCCTCGGTCAGCGCGGTTGCCGCGAGACCATGCAGGAGGTCCATCAGGTCAGCAGAGGCTCTGCTCATGCGAGCTCCTAGGGTTCTTTGGGGGGAGATGCAGTGTGGATGCGGGCGAGCTCTATGCGGGTCTCCGCCAGCTCACTCTGCAGGGTCTCGATGTTGCCGTTCAGCTTTTCGAGGTTCTTGACGCGGGTATCGAGAACCGACACGTCGACCTTGTTCGAGATGATGGTGGCCCCACCGCCGAGGAGAGCTGCTCCTGCGGCGGCGGACACCAGATGGTCTCGCAATTCGGACCAAGTCATTATTTGTGAACGACGCGAGTGCCGGGGTCCCGGCCGCCCCCGCCCGAACCGCCGGACCCGTTGGAGCCGCTCGGTTCTGCTTCATCTTTCGCGGTGAACCAGACGAACAAGGCGAGAGCGGCGATGACCGTGAGAGTGACAAAGAGTTCCATATGTTTTCCTTGAGTTAGATGAGGATGCTTTCAAAGGTGTGAGGACAAGTTACCCGGTAGGTCTGCCCGTTCACCACCACATCGCAGTAGAAGGTGGCGGATGCTTGCGTTCCATTATCGACACCGCTGACGTGGGCGCGAGCGACGTTCGTTCCCTGCCCGCTGAACACAGACCACAAGCCGCCCACAATGGAGACGAAGCCCCAAGTGAAGGAGGTTGCGGTTCCGCCAGCCACCGAGACGGTCACTACTGTGAACGTGCGGGTGGTCTGGAGAGAGCTTTCCGAGCGAGACGTCGGGGAGGCGGTCACTGTTATGGCTGTGACAGGAGATGCGGCGAGCTTCCAAACGCCTGCGTCATTGACCCAGACCTCCGGTCGCTTCCATATTCCGTTGTCGTTCAGCCAAACCTCGGGGGTCTTCCAGACGCCCTCGTCGTTGACGTGGAGGGGCATCAGACCTTGAGCCAGATGTCGCCGCTGTTGCCGCCCGAGGGGGAAGCCGCAGAGATGGTGACGACACCACCAAAGCGGCTGGTGTCCGCGAGGGACAGGACGCGCCGACCCGCTTCGCGTATAACGCCCGCGGTTCCAAGGTTGCCCGAGCCATCCAGCTTAAAGGCGTCAGCCACGGCCGACCACCCGCCGATGCGGAACACATCATCTGTGCCGAGGCCCATGTTGATCGCGGAGGAGTTCGTCCGGTGGAACGAGATAGCGGCGACAGTGGACGGACCTCCGCGAACCGAGAGAGACCCCATGTCGTTGGCGCTGTTTACGTCGGTGGCCCCGCTGCTTCTTCCAGTGATGAGGTCGCTTGCAATCAATGGCCCGCCGAGGTTCAGCGACCCGTCGTTAAGGTTCAGGGTCATAGGCCACTGTCCGTTCGCCAACGTGGTCCAGCTCGTGCTGTTCGTGCCGCCTCGCATGAAGTAGGCGATGTCCGCGTTGACGTGGATGCCGAAAGTTCGGTGGTCGGTGTCGTGCCACCACAGGGTCGGGGAGGAGGATCGCAGATACGAAGACTGCCCGTAAACGGTCAGATCGCCGCTAGGATCGAGCCTCATTATCTCCCCATCAGAAGGACTGCGCCACTCGAAACCGTAGCCGGACCCGAAGTAAGTCCGCCCGTTTTCGGCGAAGAAGAAACGGTTGCGACCCTCGCTGGTGGTAAGCCATTGGCTTGTGCCTCGGCCCATCTTGCCAATCAAGGCTTCGTTCAGACCCGACACGTCGTCGGTAGAGTGCCCGTGGCCGCTCGGAGGGAACGCCGAAGGCTTGCCGCTGATGTTCGACCAAGGGGCACCGCCGCTAATGCTGATGGGCCAGATGCTCCCGAAGTTGGAAGCATCAACTTGGACGGCCAGCGAAGACCCATTCCATCCGATGTAGAGCTTGCTCGGGAGCTGGCCGGTGCCGCCGCCCTGCTGGACAGGCGAGAAGCCGAGGGATGCCTGCTTCGCGTCCAGCGCCGCCTGCAGGCCGGAGACCTGTGCGATGCTGTGGGTGTGCGAAGCGGAAGCATAGGAGCCGACAGGCTGTTTGCCGTCGAGAGCCGTCTGGAGACCAGCAACGTCGGCGATGACGTGACCGTGAACCAGAGGAGCCTTGCCCGCGAGGGCGTTGGTCATGGTCGTGGCGAAGTAGGGATCGTCCCCAAGAGCCGCTGCGAGCTCGTTCAGAGTATCCATCGTGACCGGGGCTTGCCCGACCAGCGCCTCGATACGGTCGTCGACAGCGGCAAGGGTGGCGAACTGCGCCGGGTCGATGGAGATGGCGTAGCCATAGGCCGCGTCTCGGGCCTCCTCCGCACCCACACGGGCTGCTAAGGCGTTATCGGCGTTCAACAGGCTCTCATCCCGAGCCGTGAGGGCTTCGGCGGAGGCGTTGGCAACGGCGAGAGCGTCGTTGGAGACCTGTGAGGCCCATGACTGCACGGCGGCCCAACGGGCGGCCACGTCATCGCGGAGGGTCTGTGCTTGGTCCCGCGAAACGAGCGCGGCAGCTTGCGCGCCCGTGGCTCCGGTCAAGGCGCTCTGCGCGTCTGCCTTGTGTTGTCCTGCGAGGATGGCCGCAGCTTCCGCGGCGTCCCGGTGTGATCCCGCCAGAGCGGCAGGACCTTCCACCAGATCGAGCACCGAAGGCAGCGACAGGAAGTTCTCCGTCGTGCCCTCGGCGTTCGTCAGGGGATATTTGCCGTCAAGGTTGGGACCACCAGACGGGTCGCCGGCAAGCCAAGCCGCGAGCTGGTCGAGCTGGCTGTTCCACCGCAGGAGGACGTTGGAGACCTGCGTGGCGAGTTGTGCGTTGGTGGTCATGGGACCTCTTAGGCTTCGGGGGTTTCCTGCTCCGCCGCGCGCTGCGCTTCGGAGAACTGCTTGATGGCCGTGAACTGGCCGAGCTGCTTGTCGACAGCGTCGAGCTCGTCACGGAGCTGCGCCTTGCGGGCGAGAAGGGTGACGATATTCTGGTCGATGTTCATATTATTCTTCCGTGTATCTGATGCCGATGGAGTTCGCCGCCGTAGGTTCGACGGCTTGTCCTGTGGTTGTGTTGATGAAAGAGGTCCGCCGAACGCGCAGAGCCGCATCGCCAGCGGGCAGGGTTACGGCCGTTGTCGCGGACACGCCTATACTCACCCTATGGACGTAGCGCCGCAGAGGTCTCGGCTCCGCCCCTCCCGTCATTCCGGCGTTACTAACGAGCGTGAAGGAGGTCGCTGTGGACGAGTAAGACCCTCTTTGGGTCCAAGGTCCAGATGCAGATGGCGCGCTCTCCAGCACGTAGGCAATTGAGTAGCTTTGACGCGCCGAGACGTAAGGGTCCGGTGGCGGGAACTCCGCGTCCCAAGTTGACCCTGTGGCAAGCACCATGCCGGAGCTCGCGTTCACAATGGCGCTTGCAGGACGTCCTTGGGTCGCGAATGGACCAAGAACGACAGCCGAGGTGCCCACCAGAGTTGTCTGGATCGCGTTGCTGATTGTTCCTGCAGACAGGCTGCCGCCGAAGTAGGCATCGCCGTTTGTCTTGAGGAACGTGATGGCGTTCGCCTCACTGCACTGATCGACGTCCATCTTGGGACCGAACCACTCAATGAACTGGCCCTCGCTGCCGAAGCCTACGCCTGCCACTTTCATGTGTGTCCCGTTATCCCAGATGATGCGCCCGGTCCCCACCACCATGTCGGCGTTGAGTTGACCGTTGGTCAGCTTACCGATGGTCAGTGAGCCGATGATTGCGTCAGGGATACGGACGACGCCGCCGGAGACCTCGAAAGGAACCCGAGGAGCCCCGCCGTTGGGATCGACGATAGCGAAGCGGTCGGCCGTCACCACGAAGCTCCCGCTGGCCCCGTTGTTGAACTGGCGGAACCCGGTGATGTGACCGTTGACGTTGAGGACGACCCCGTATTGGGCAGAGAGCCCGTTGACGGTCGACTGCAGCGTGGAGACGCTGGCAATGTTTCCATTCAGGGAGCTCTGGAGCGCCGTAAGGGACGAGGCCAGAGAGCTATCGGCCGAAGCGCGGGCGGTCTGCTCGGAAACGATGGCGGCCTCGGCAGTGCCGATGCGGGCGTCGATCCCGGACAGACGGGTGCCAAGGGCCACACCTCCTCCGAGCCGCACGGTGCTCTCATTGAGAACATAGGCGAGACCGTCGGAGCTGGTGGTCCCGAGCAAGTCCAGCTTGGTCGCCAGAGCGCCGTCGGCGTTAACGCGGGCAGTCGCTTCGGACTGCACGGCTGCTCCAATCTCACCCCGAAGGGTCGCTGCGAGACCGTTGCGGGCAGTTGCTTCTGCGCTGATGGCATCTGCACGGGCAGTCTGCTCTGCCACTATGGCCGCTTCGTTGGCGCCCGCGCGGGCGTCGATAGCGGTCAGGCGTTGCGCAAAGGTTTCCGTAGGAGACACGCGGAGAGTGTTGAGGTTGGCGATGAAGCCGGTCCCGCCTGCACTCTTGGCGCCGATGAGGGAGATGGTGTTGACCAAGGCCGTGTCACCAGCGATGCGGGCGTTGGTTTCGTTTTGGATGAGCGTGGCGATGCCGGTGCCGGGGTCTCCCCCAAGCAGGCTGTCGACCACCCCGCGAAGCGTGGCGAGCTCGTCGTTGACGGCTCCGATGTCGCCTCCTTGTGCGGAGATAGCCTCGGCGAGGTTCAAGACCTCGATCCCGTTGGCGTCGATGTCGGAGATGCGGCTGCGGAAATCATTCAGGAGAGCGTCCGCGGCCGCTTGCTGCGCGATGAGGTTCGCCATCTCCTCGGAAGGGATGGTGATGCCCCCGAGGTCTGCGATGCGCGTGAAGGCTCGCCCAATGGTCCGCTCTTGTGCGGCGGCAAGCTCTTGCTGGCGGAATAGGACCTGCTGGACGGCCTTGTTCAGGTCGTCAGCGGTGAGGATGTTTCCATCCCGAAACTTGACGAGGGCGTCTTCGATTGGCGTGACGCGCTCGACGGTGACGAAGGCCCCCTCCGAGACCCCGAAGGACAGCCGGAGGCGGCTGGCATTGGGCCACGAGAGGGGGTTCGTTCTGTCGCCATTCACCCGCACGACGAGGTGTTCGCGGCTGATGTAAGGGAACGGGACGTCGAAGTCCCGCTGCCCTGCAGAGGCCGTGTATTCAACGTAGGGGGTGATGGTATTTCTCCTTATAGGCCGGGGTCCGGCAGTCCGAGGGAGCGGACGTCTTCTGTTGCGAGCTGACGGGCCTCCGAATTGGTGGACCCGCTGTTCATGTAATCGACGAAGGACTTGTATCCGACGCGCTTGGCTTCGTAGCCGGGGTTGCGTTCCTCCATGATTTCCCGAGCGTTGGTGTTGAGACCTTCGAGAACGTCTTGGATCGCAGCTTCACGGGCCGCCTTGGTAGGCAGCGCGTTGAACGCAGGATCGTCGAGGAGGTAAGCAAGCGCCTCTCCGAGGGTTTCCCCGTTGGAGTTGGTCGCTTCGGTCGCCCGGATTTCACGGAGCTGGTCGAGCTCCTTGCCGGTCAGGCGGAAGCCTAGCCGGTCCCGCTTCTCGATGTCCGAGAGGTCGAGCCGCATATCCGCGAGCTTCTGGCGGATGTGGCCGGGATCGGTCGCACCAGCGTTGATGCCCATGAAGCGGCCGTCCTTCGGTTGCCCGAGCCAATCCCTTTTGACACCGAGGTCGGTGCCGGGGATCAGGCGGAGAAGGTCGTCCATGATCGACATTGTCTCCGGGATTTCTCCTCGGACGGTGTCGGCCACTTGGCGCGATGTGCCGGACAGGGGAACCTGTGCGACCGCGAGGGTCCGCGCGAGTTCCTCTCCGAGCTTCACGATGCCGCTGGTGCTGTCGCCTTCCTTGGTCTGGAAGAACGCCTGCATGGCTTCGCGGAACCCGGTCAGGTAGGTCTTGTCTAGCACGGCTTCGCGGAAGGACAAGCCCGCCACGTTCACCGCAGTCCACCAAGCCTGCTCCTCGGAGTAACCCATCTTGAGGTCCCGGTCGCGCGCCTTCAATGCCTGCCCGAGCATCCCGCCGAGGGCGAGCGAGTAGGCGAAAGGATCGAGACGACCGAACTCAAAGTAGGCTCCGCCGGGGAGGTTGAGCCGGTTGGACGGCTTGCCCTCAAGCTGGCCGGTGTTGTTCCAGCCCCCGTTGGTGATGGTGATGGCGCCGGCTGCACCCATAAGGGCGCCCATGCCGATGACCATACTCCCGACCTCCATGCGAGCAAGCTCGATAGCGGCCTCCGGTCCACCCTTGGCGAGAATGGCTTGCACCTCACGGGCTTTGCCACCCCACGGGGTGTAGTGGACCATTCCGCGCTCGAAGATGCGAGCCGGTGTGGAGACGTAGGGGAACAGCGTCGTGCGAACGATGTCGACGACAGGAACGTCCTTGGACGAGTTCAGGATATTCGCGAGGCCCTTCATGGGAGCCGTTTGCGGGCCATCCATGAACAGGACGCGGTCAGCTTCCTTCTTGGCCTGCTCCTTGACGGAGAGCCCGAAGTTCACTGCCTCGTCGACCGTGCCGGTTGTCGCGAGCTGCTCCTCTGCTTCCCGAAGGAGCTTTGCGGGAGGCATCTCTGCGAGTTCGATGGCGCGCTTCTCGACATACTTGCCGAGGGCTTCGCCTTCGAGACCGGCCTTGCGCCCCTCGCGCACCGCATAGCGGGAGGACAGGCGATAGGTCTCCTTGAGCATGACCATGTTCGAGCCCCAACTATCCATCGCCCCGGTCGCCACTTTGGCGGTCAGGGTCCCGGCGTAGTCGAGACCTTCTGCGCCCACGGCTCCGGCGCGCTGCGCGGCCGCCCAAACACGGGCAAAGCCGCCTTGGCGTTCCAGCTCACGGATGCGTCGATTGAACTCCTCGGGATTGTGGACCTTGGCGCGGGCAGCAGTGTCGAACTCGCGTAACGGCGCCGGCTCATAGCCAGCATCAAGCAAGCCCTTCTTATTCCCGCTGGCGTTCGCAGCCTTCCCGAGGTTCCCGGAGAGTGTCGCAATGCGCTCCACGTTCTCCCAATGGTCCCACTGGATGCGCTGCATCATCGCCTTCATCCCGGCCATATGGGTCTGGAAATAGACCCGGTCGGCAACGGCCTGCTCCAGATGGAGGTCAAAGGCTTCGTCGACCATCCCCGCGCGCTTCATGGCGAACATGGCGTAACGTGGGGCGATGTGGTTTCGGAAAAGGTCGTGAGAGATGAAGCCAGCCACGTTGAACATCGCGGTGGCAGGTGAGAGGAGGTTCGATTGCACGAACGAGACCATCGAACGCTGCATCCGCATGAACTTGCTGACGGTCTTCACGTCATCGACGTTGTTCAGGGTGTTCAGGAGCTCGTCGATGTCCCGCGTGGTGCGGGCTCGCTTCAACATGGTCGCGAGGGTGGTGTCATCCATCTCATCCAGAGCTGCGCGGACGCGCGCCTGAATGGCCTTGCTGTCTTCGATCTGCTCCGCGCCGTCGACAACCTCGTCGACCCCGAGCTTCGATTTCATCCGCAGGGAGCCGAGAGCTCGGCCGACCTGTGACTTGATGTAGTTCGAGCGCGAGGTGAGCGAGATGGCTTCGGCGATGGTGGACGCAAGCTGCTCCTTGGCTTCTGCGTCGCCCTTCTGGACGAGAGGCAGGAAGACCGAGCGGGCCTTGGCGAACTGGACCGAGGCGAGCATGGCGACGTGATCTGCCACGCGGGCGTCCATCACAATCTTGCCAGCCCGGTCGGCTGCGCCGTCGATGTCATCCTCTGTGAGGATGCGGCCGAACCGTTTGCGGAACTCGTCCTCAATCGAACCGAACGACCTCTGACCGGCTCCCGCCTTCTCCAGAATGGCCGTCGTGGCTTCTTCAAGGAGAACTGCGGCGCGGTGCGCGGTGTCCGCATCGACGCCGGTGTCGGAAACGTCGATGCCGAGGAGCGAGCGGTAGTGAGGATCGTCGACGACCGTGCCAAGGGCTTCGGCCTTCTCAAGACGCTTGGCGAGGAGGATGGCCTCCTGCGTCGTCATCTTTGCCACACGTTGCGCGATGACCCCACGGGCCTTGCCCATGTCCCCGGTTAGTTCCCGGATCGACAGGACAGCGCCGTCTTCGACGACGTCGTCGGCTGCGCCAGTGATGATGTTGCGAACCTGCGGCTGTTGGACAGGGGTGCCCTTCTTGGCTCCCTTGGCTCCCACAACGGTCGCTGCGTCAGCAAGGTCGCCAGCCACGGAGGGCTCTGCACGTCGCAGGACGACGTCAGGCGAGAACTGGTCGAGGACCTTCTGCGGACGCCCGTGACGGATCGCGAGGCCGAGCTTCTTTGCTCCGCCGACCGCACCGGCCACTGCTGCGGAACCGAGAGGGACGATAGCTGCCCCGAGGGTGTATCCGAACACACCGCCCAAGGCGCCGCCAGCGGCTGCACCCTTCACGCGGTCGAACAGGTCCCCGTCGGCCGAGCCTGCTCCATAGAGAGCCCCCTGCACCGCGCCAACGGCGGCAAAGGTTCTGGCGTTCTGGGCAGTCGTGGAGACGCCGCGAGAGATGTTTGCGGCTTGTGCTGCTTTTGCGCCGCCAG